ATAACGTGGGTAGTTTCTCCCTTTTTTATTAAAAGGCTTCCCATTAGATAAGCGCTCAATATATCTACTGTCATTTGAACCAATAAATCTATTTGCTTCTGGATTAGAACAAGTAAAGTTATATTGTTTTAGTTCTACTTTCTTCCCATTAGGTAGTGTTGTATATCCCTCTTGACATCTCATATTAGTAACTGGAATATTAAGTCCCATACAAAGATGTCTTATTTGTGATAGCATTTTCTCATTACAAGATGAAAAACTAATCCTGCCTTTTTTATCTACTGAGCCATCAGCATCTAAAAACCCTCGTAAAAATGCAAACTTAAGTTCATCGTTTAATTTAAATATCCAATCTGGAACCTCTTTGGTGTGAGCCGTGCCATTTAAACCTAATGTAGTTAATTCAGTACAAGCTGAAACAGAAGAAAACCTCGTATATCTTTTGCCTTTAGTAAGAGTTACTGGCTTTTGTGGTGGATTGCTATTTTCCCGACCGTTTCCACCATCGTTAGAAGTAAATTCGCTAGTTATAATTTTTCGATAGTGGTCAAAATAGTTGGCATTATCTGCGTGTGCTATAGAGATATTAGCATTGTTTTTATAACCATCGCCTAAATAAAGTCCACAAAACTCCATGAAGCCTATTGAAACTTTGCGGGTTGGAGATTGGTCATTACATTGCTCTGGGAGTTTCTTTAGTGTGATAATGGTATCTCCAACTTTCAACTCACCAGCATTAACCCACTCATTTACCCATTCAATATGTTGATATCCTCCAACCCCTTTTAAAGGTTTGCTATACTTTTTTCTAGCAAGTATGCGGTGGTTTTTATTTGCCCTTATAGTTCGGTTAGTAGTCTTTATTTTTATTATTTCATCATTACCATTATATTCAGCCCTGAGAACTGGTTTTAATACCCAATTTTCACCATCTAAACTCCATACTTTCTCCCCAACCTCTACATCCTCGATAGATTTATTACCATTTTCTGTAAATATTTCTACATCAGCAGGCAGACAAAATGTCGCTTTTTCCAGATCGCCAATCATATGAGGTGGGATGTGTAAAAATCTCGCTATCTCTGAAATTTGGAATTTGCGACTTTCCAGGAATTGAGCATTCTCAGGCGGTATTCCAATAGATTTAAAATCAACTCCCTCTTGTAAAATAGCTATTCGGTGTTGGTTAGAAAGCCCTTTATGCATATCTTCCCACGATTTCCGCATATTAGCCTCGGCTGTTTCTGTGAGCCGTCCTGGATGTGTTATCACACCACTAAGGGAAGCACCATTAGCAAAGAACCGAGCACCAAACTCCTCAATCGCTTTAGAAAGCCCAATAGCTTCTCTTGCTAACGTAATGGGATCGTAACCTATAATTCCATCAAACCCGAATCCTGGTATGTGTAGAATATTGTCAGGTGATAATTTAACTACCTCCCCGCCTGTTACAGTATAGTTGTAAACCAATTTACCATTGTCCCAGGCAACCTGCATACAATCAGGACGTAACGGCCAGAGATTTTTAACATAATCGCCTTCCCATTCAATCTCCGCAAAAGCATTACCCCAAGTTAAAATATGCCCCTGTAACGCTTCCTTAAAAGCAAAGGCACTCATGTACGGATTAGGTTCACTATGTAATATCGAATATAAGGGATGGTCAACTGCCCGTTCTTTGCCACGTGAAAGTCGTTTATATAAAGGCAACGGCACTTGTGCTAGTGTTTGAGAAATTAACGTAACGCCTGCATAGTAAGCGGTACAGGTTAAGGCATTTTCGTTACTGATTTTTATTCCAGATTTAGCTGAGATGCCCGCCTCTGGCCACTGCCAGAAAGGTTTATATGATAGCCATCCCCAAAGTACACCCATTATTTACCTGCCTTGTGGATTGCAAATGAGAAAAAGACTATAAACAATCCCGCTAGAATTATTGATACAGCGATAGAAATAGTTGAGACACCATAACAAATAACTATTGTGCCTATAATTAAAAATATATCTGATATTACCTTCATTAAAAGCCTCTTGTTTCATAGATTGAGGGCAAATTACTTTCTTGATGTTTCATTGCTCGATCTAATGCCATTATCAGCGCAATTGCAAGATCGATTCTCTGTGTGGCCTTTGCCTTATGTGGCTTAACATTCTCAGCCGCATCCGTAGTAACAACCATGTTGTCCACGTTCCACCTTGCAACTGGGTTCCCTCCATGCCGTATATGCCCCGCACGGATAGCCACTTCCAAGTCCTTTGTAGCCGGTGACATACTTTTAAATCCTTGTCCGAATGGTACTAAAACAATTCCTGAGCCCTTGGGATCGGAAGTTACAACGCCTTCAGCCTCTAAATCCTGAATAATTTTTGAAGCTCCCCAGCGGTCGTATGCTAATTCTTTAATCTTGTATTTTGAGGCTAATTCTTTGATTTTCTCTTTTACAAAACCGTAATCTATGACATTCCCCGGAGTAAAAGTAATAAACCCCTCTTTCGCCCATTTTCTATAAGGTACTTTATCCGTTCGTTCCTTTTCGGCTGCGGTGTCCGCAGGGATCCATGCATGAAATTCAGTATCAAAGTCCTCACCATCTTGAGAAGCTATACATAACGCTGTCAAATCCGTTGTTGATGACAAATCTAGTCCCGCGTAACAATCCCGTCCCTCTAAACTCTTGAATTCCTTATCGCAAGCATCCCAAAACTTCAACGGTATCCACCTTGAAACCGATGTAACCCATTGGTTGAGATGTAACTGTCTAAAGGTATTTTCGTCTGCAAGGTTATTAACTGCGTCCCTGTGTGCATTGCGAAATTTCTCAATATCAATTATATGTCCGAGTGACGGATTGACCTTGTACCAGTTTTCCTCAGATTCCCAGTCTTCGGAATCCTCTAACGTGTAAATGACTGGATAAAATGTCGGGTCTTCAATGATTCCCTTTAAAATCTGCTCGGCCTTTTGATGAACCTCCCAGCATATTGAGTTCCGGTCAGTCCCTGCAGTAGTCATTAGCCAGTAAAGAGGCTGTTTTCTGGCAAAGCCCGATCCCTTTGTTAGAACATCGTACAATTCACGATTCGGCTGGGTATGTAGCTCGTCAAATACCACGCCCGAAATGTTATAACCATGCTTTGTGTAGGCCTCTGATGAAAGAACGTGATAAATGCCATCTTTTGTAATGATTCGCTTAGTGGAATCAATAACCCTGGCCGCACTTGTTAAATCCGTGCTATTCCGCACCATGTCAGCGGCCTCAGTAAATACAATCCCTGCCTGATCCCTGTCAGAAGCCGCCGAATATACCTGAGCTCCGCTTTCCTGATCCGCTACTAAGAGATACAGCGCTATTGCAGCGCCAAGTGTACTTTTACCGTTCTTCTTTGGGATTTCGATATAAACTGTATTGTATTGCCGTGACCCGTCCTCTTTAAGTGTCCCGAATACATCCCGGACAATCTTCTTTTGCCAGTCTAAGAGTTTGAACGGTTTACCCGCCCACTCTCCCGTCGTGTGAGTGCAAAACTTTTCGATAAAATTTACAGCGTATTGCGCCTTTGTCTCTGAAAATGACATACATTTATTTACCCGCAATCCGTTTCGCCATTTTTATAGCAGCATTTAGTCTCTCAATATCGTGGATTATTATTGATGTTTCGGGAAACACTATTTTGCGTTCCTTTTCGATCCTGACAGCCGTTTCCAACCGTCCCATTTCAATATCAAGTAAATGCTGAAGAATATTTTGAGGTTGTTTTAAATTCGACGGCCTTGAGTTGCATTTTGGTCTATCCATTTAACCTCTGCCCTCGCCGCTTTCTTGCTCCACCCCAATCTGAAATATTGCGTAGAAGTGGATGCATTAAAGCATGACAATCATCGCACAGCAATAAAATGTTAGCCTCTTCGAAAACCAACTCACTGGCTATTGATGTTTCGGAGACTGGTATAATATGATGCCCATGAGTTGCAGGAGATTTGCAGCATTCGCAAAATTCACCACGCTCACGTTTTATCTCATTAAGAACATTTAAATACCGCCCCAAGGTTTTCAAGGTTTAGGAACCTCGTCTAAAAACTTTTCCAATTCGGAACGGCAATCTTTTACTGGTCCCTTCC